CTAGCAGGTTCTTTGATTGCTTCGTTGTCATAATAATATTTTTTATTTTTACTTAGTAAAAAGATATACTCATGTGATTTGGTGCATCTATCTCTGACTGACTCAGGCATAGGGTTAGGTTTATGCCAGATAATATCTTGACGCAAATACCATCCGTCTGCACGTAGTGCAAATGCTAACATCCAAGGTATACCAATAAGATCCTTCTCTTTTAGTCCTTCTAACTTGTTAGCACGTTTAGCACATTTATCAGGTAAGTCCTGTTTAGTTTTAGATACAGTTTGTTTAGGTTGTGACTGACCTTTACCTGGTCTATAGTTGTAATAACTATCACCTATGTTAACCCATAATGTTCCATCATCTGTTAGGCAATCTCTTACCAATCCAAATACTTCAACTAAATTTTTTATGAAGTCTTCTGGTGACTGTTCCTGACCTATCTGGTTCTCTTCACCACCATAGTCCCTAAGACCATAATAAGGCGGTGACGTTACACACATCCTCGCCTTATCTGTATATGAAGCAAACTGTTTTAACGTCTCTCTACAATCACCATAGAGGATAGAATTTCTCATTAGCCAAAAGATGAATCAGGTTCTAATGCAATAAAGTATGTAAGATCATAATCCTTACACTTAAACCTAGACAATAGTTTTTGAGATACAACAACCTCGTAAGTACCAGGTATGATCTTAATATTTTCTACTTTAAAATTAAAGTTAAATACATCATCTGTATCACCAACTGTAATAGCAAAGTCATTAGAAGTATCGTTCTTCTTATCTCTAACAACAATCCTTACTACACCATTCTCACCAACGACTGCTAAGTCTGGTAACTGATAAATTGCTGCTGCCTTAAGCAAACGATCTAACTGTTGAGTATTCAATACAAATGATACATCCTCACTAGGAAGATCTAAATTCTTATCTGGTGGTGTAACTATCACACTAGGATCAGCAAAGAAGTATTTGGATTTCATCCTACCTTCTTTAATAACCACATGACCTTCATTGTCAAAATCCAAATCAGGATTCTGATGTAGACCCATACCATTAAGGAATTGATTCAAATCATATATTCCAAAATCTTTTGGGAATGATTCATTGACTTCTGCTTCTGCAAGAATGTTCTTCATTACAGAGATTGTACGAAGTTTACTACCCTCTTTAAAAAGAATAGATTGATTAATGTTGCTGAAGTTCTTAAGTAGATTGACAGTTTTATCAGAAAGTTTCATATCGAGTGTTAGTGTAATCAGGTTCTTTAGTGTTTCCACTGAAGTAATAAAGGAGTAGGCAATAATGCATTGCCTTTAGGATATCTTGTTTTGCAGATCCTTTCTTATCATAGCGACTCAAATACTTAATTGCATTAGAACGACAGAATGCTTCTGCATCGCCTACAGAGTGAATAAGATCAAGAGTTTGAGTCTCAGATCTCTTGGTTGTATAATGTCCCTGATAAGTGGACGTTACATAAGTTCTGAGATCTTCAATACCTTTGTCTTCTTGGTATTTGTGAGATGATCCATTCTCTAAATCTGGTTTTGGTTTTGGATCATGAGCATCAGCAAAAGCACTAGTATCAAAAGTGATAGTATCTTCCCCCTCAGGAATATTAAAGGTTAAAGTATCATGATGACTAGTGTCAATGCTAAAAGGTTCTGCTGCACCAATCATTTGATCTACTTGGAAATCAAATGCACTAGCATAAGGATTGGTTTCGATGGTTTCTTCAAAAGGATTTTTAGTTAATCCATTTCTATCCCAATCATAATAATACTTAGAATGCTTGGGTTCGGGATTAATTAGATCGTAGTCCTCACTTTCTAATGAGGTGATCCTATCAGCATCTTTTGATTTTGGAGGATCATACTCATCAGACTCTTGAGGAGTTACTCTATTTTCGTCACTCATAGTAGACATTCTTTTCTCCTAATATTATACCAAGGATTCTTCTTCTTGTCCATCTTCTGCTGGTACAAAATCAGGATCAACCTTGTCATAGAGTTCTAAGAAGGACTGCTTAGTCTCATCATCAAATCTATTGAGGCACATATTAACTGCCTTCTCCTTGTTGGCAAAGATGCTATATGCACGGATGATGTGTGTCAAGCGACGAGTACTAATAACTTCATCAATACCACCATCATAGAATGTCTTACGGATAATGTCTGCCCAGTCTACAAGACGCTGACAGAAGTCAGAGTGTTGATTAACTTCAGCATCACCATTGGCAAGACCAACTTCGATTGCCTTTGCTACAAGAATCTTAAATTCAGTTGTAGGTGAAGGATACTGTTGTTCAAAGGTAACACAGAATCTTTCTAGGAATGCTTCATTAAGAACATTAGTTCCTATGAATCTACCATCATCAGATCCCTTACCCTTTGTATTGGCAGTAGCAAGAACGTTGAATCCTGTAGTAGGTTTTACAAACTTACCAATCTTTTTAAGGAATACTCCTTTACCTTCTAAGATTGACTGGAGACACAAGATCTTGTTAGAGGCAAGATCAACTTCGTCCAGAAGCAAGATTGCCCCTCTTTGGAGTGCTTCGACAACAGGACCGTTGTGCCAAACAGTGCAACCATCAATAAGACGGAAACCACCAATGAGATCATCTTCGTCCGTTTCGACTGTGATGTTGACACGAATTAACTCCCTTCCTAATTGAGCACACGCCTGTTCGACGCTGAATGTTTTACCATTACCAGATAGACCAGTAATAAATGTTGGATAAAACAACTTGGATTGAATAATTTTCTTAACGTCATTAAAGTTTCCAAACTTAACAAAAGTTGGATCTTTATCTGGGATAAGATTTTGAACTACAGAAGGAATTGCTGATGGTGAAGATGGAGCAGCAGGTGCTTTGAATGAACGCTCAATCTTCTGAACTGCTTTTGTAGTTACTTCCAAATTCCATTTACCCTTCTCTACTTTATGCTTAAGTAGTTTCTTAGTGACTGTTTGATAACCAATATCATTCATAGCACAGAAGGCACGAATATCAGCAGCAGTAAATTTGTTACCGTATGTCTTCTTCAAACCATCTTTGATTTGGTCTTCAGTCATTTTAATTTCAAAAGGCATAATGATGTATTTGTGTTGTATGTATATATTATATACTCTTACAACATGGAAGTATATAATAGGTGGGACAGTTTTTCAACTGGTTTTATGCGATCAAGTCTACGAACTCTCCTAAGACCTTTTTGTTTAGTTTCTTGGTCTTAAGTGACTTAGTAAATGCTCTCTTGATCTCTGCTTTAGTTGCAAATTCTTTTACCTCAAACTCATCCTCTTGAGCAAGGGTAGCAGAAGACAAACCAAAGTACTTATTATATCCATCAAGTTCCATAGAGAAACTCTTGGTCTTCTTCCATTGTGCTCTTGATTGAATTGCTTCTGGACTATTCCATCCACAGTAACGATCAATAAAGTATCCAGCATCACGAGGAGCAAGAAGTCTAATACCAATAAAGTTGACACCAGGATTCTCATCTTTTACATAGGTAATAAGAGTACCTGTAAAATCATTCCATGCATGCTTAACCCTATATGTTCTACCATTCTTACGGTTACGTAAATGATCACGCATTGCATGGATAGATGTTTGACCTAAAAATGGTTCTGGTTCCCAATGACGATGAACGGTTTTATACTTAGGAAGATGATTTGCTTCACCATCAGTAAGAATAACACATTGAACTTTTTGAACACCAGTCTCCTTTTTAAACTTTGGAAGGATTTGATTCAGAGCAACAATAGTCTCATTTAAAGGTGTACCAGATAGATTCAATCTTGGTGGAATAGGATATGAGCAATAGTTCTTAGTTCCATATGCGATCTTCCAGATATTCATCATCTGCTTCTCAGAGTCCCTAGTGTTTGAATCACTATTAAAGAATTCCATTAAAGAGAATCTATCATCTATAGCAAGCAATCCATCCTTTGGAGCATAGTGTGGAAGAGGGTCATACATTCCATTAGCATTTTGATGGAACTCATATGTAAATGCATAGACCTTAAAAGGAATAGCAACTTTTCTACAAAACCATACAAGATTATATAACTGCTTAATAGTATCCATTAAGCAAGTTGACATTGAACCAGACCAATCAAGAATGAATACTAGACCATGATTCTTACCATCAGCAAGAGTTGTTACCTTTT